TAGTTTTAGTTGATACTGGTCTAGAATTTTTAGAAATTCAAAGATCGGGCAATCATATGCGATATCAAAAGTGTAATTCATTCAGTATCTCCTTTTATGAAGTACCTTTATACCAGAAAAAAAGGGAGCTGTAAACCCCCTTTTTTCATTTTATATGAATTATTTTTTATCCGAGACAAACGAATACATTTCTTTTGCCTTTTCCATAAGGTCTTCCATTGAATACATCTGGTAAGACTCTTGAAGATCTTCAAGGCTCTTCTTACCTTTTTCCATCATTGCTTCAGCAAACTGAACATTAATTTGCTGCTGTTGATCCATGTACTCTTTTGCAAGTTGCAGCATATCTGCACGGATCTCGAATGGGTTTTTACTAGTCATAATAGACTCCTGTTTGTGTTGTGTGTGATCAGAGGGGCCATTACAGCCCCTCAGTGCCTTAGATTACTTTACTTCTGCAGACGAGCATACTCCATCATACACTTCTTAGCTTCTTCATGAAAACCATGATTGGCCAGGTGAGCTGCTGCTCGGGCATAGCCAATCATTTCTAGTTTATCCATGATCTTCTTGCCAATACCTGCAAAGGGACTAGCAATGTAGTTATATGCGATAGCAGTCATGTTACACTCTCCCACGAATTTTGTCGTGATAGTCACTAACATTTTGATGTGCAATGGTGTAAATATCACCACGGCTAATACCAATGTCAGACAATTCAGCGTTGGAAAGTTTATTCAACTCCTGAATAGTTTTAGTAACATCTTTTGCTTTGCGATACGAAGCGTGAAGCTCGATCAAATAGTTTCTGACAACTTTAAAGAGTTGTACGGTTGGAGTGATTACCGTCAGTTTCGGTAAGTAATTGACTGTTGTAGTCATTTGTTAATTCCTCGTTTTTTCTAATTTGAATTTTACGAGGACGCATTTCTTCTGGAATAACATACTTCAAATAAATTGCAAGGATGCCATCCTGAATATCTGCTCCGTGAACTTCTACGTTCTCAGACAGCCTAAAGGTACGTTTAAACTTCTTAGTGGAAATACCACGATGAATGTACTCACGACCTTTTTTAACATGCTCGCCAGTCACAGTAAGTGTACGCTGGTGTACCTCTACATTAATACCCTCTGTACTAAAACCAGCAACGGCAAGTTCGATTAGATAATCTTCGTCGCCTTCTTTGATAATATTATGAGGGGGATAATGATCCTGAGCGTGCTTTGCAGTAAACTCAAGTTCATTAAAGAGGTGATCAAATCCCACAAAAGATGAACGTGGGAATAGTTGTTTCATGCCTGTCATTGTTTTCTCCTTTTTAACAGCAAGAAAGTTGTTGAGCCGGTCTTCCGCACTCAACATTATTTATCATACCATAGCTATTAGTTTACGTAAACCCTGCTATTACTTATTACCAATATTATATTTGGGACATAATTCCCACTGGTCCTTTTCCTTATAAGGTAGGATCTTAATGAGTCGTAGGGGTGCACAATCTAGATTCGCGGCGGTTTGGATCTCTACTAGACCCCAATCGCTCATAAGCGTAGCAATTGTATTACGACGTTGAATATCTGATAGCTCTAGGTTGGCTTTTTTACCATCCAACATAAACAGTTCTTTAAAGTGTACTATAAAATAGCGACCTTGTTTATGTAGGATATGACATGATTGGAATAGCTTTTTATCTTTACGAGAAGCTACTCCAATCCGTGTAAGTGTTTCACGAACCTTTAGAAAGTCATCTGGTTCGTTTAAGGTTATTTCCAACATATCCGTTGGAGCCCATTGAATAAAATTATTTTCTTCCACCTTTATTCACCTTCTGTTTTATTATAGTTATTTGTTCAGGTGATAGGAGGGAAAGGATTTGTTTAGCTTTTTCATTACTATATCCATAATATTTTTTAACCACCTCAATATCACTCTCAGTTTCTGGTTTATTCCATTTCGAAAATCTTTTACGTTTACGAATTGTATTTATAAGAAAATGATATTGAAGTTTTTTATCTAAGTGGTGGTACTGATTCATAATATTAGCAAGCTGGATCGTATCGTAGAAATAGCTTAAGGATCGGTTAATCGTAAAGCTACTGTAGCCTTTTTCAGTTATATCGTCAACCATAATATCTTTCTTAGTATGGCTAACACTATTTACATAATCAAATGGGTTCATTATATACCTTGTTCAATTCCACTGTCTTGCCACGGCCATTCATAAGAATTTGATATCAGATTGTATAGCTCGGCAGCAGTATAGTCCTGGGTGTTGGTCTTTTTATTAATGTGCTTATCATCCACATATAATTGTGGAACGGTTTTGTGGCCTTTTTCTTTCATAAACTCTAAGGCTTTGGCATTTTCTTTAATGTTAATGATAACATATGTGTAACCAGTTTTATCCAGCAGGCCCTTCATAATGTCACAAAATGGGCATGCAGGCTGGGTATAAAGAACAATACTCATATGTTTCTCCTATTGTAATAGACTAATTAAGAAGTTATGGAGCAGCTTGAACATAGCGGCGTTGTCATACACCAATAGCCATAATACAATTATACCAAATACTAACCTCATTTGAAATCCACTTGGGCCATTATTTCGGTTAAGCATGCAACTGTATTTAGCTCTTTATCAGCGACAAACGCATCTTTATATTGGTAATCTGCAAGGATTAATACAAGCTGCGGAATACTTTGACCTTCGATATAATCAAAGGCTGTGTCGTACAGCTTACGAAATATGGCAGAGGTATCAACATCCATATTGTTTGTAACCCACTGCCGCATTTTCTTAAAGTCTTTACCTTTAAGGTGCTGAATTAAAGCAGTGATATTAGAGTTATCATTACTAGAAATATCAGCACTAATTGCTCCGGTGACGGCCCGTCGTTGCGCTTCATTTAGCGTTCGCCTCCAATCGGGTGCGTACTTCGAAACCATGTCCGCAACGCCCTGAGGGGTATGTCCTACGCCTTCGCCTTCTAATACTTGAATAAGGCGCTTAAAGAACTGTGAGGCCACTTCAGGCATATCTTTCTTGGCTGTATTGAATTCATATACGCCACACCGAGAGTGTAGTGGTTCGATAATACGATTCTTGAAATTACAGGTTAAGATAAACCGGCAATTGTCTGAGAACTCTTCGATAAATCCACGAAGAGCTGGTTGGGTAGATTGTGGATTAAGGTAATCTGCTTCGTCTAGAATGACTACCTTATATCCACCTTGTAATGATACAGTACTGGCAAACTGTTTGATCTTACCACGTAATGTATCGATGTTACCCTCTTCCGATCCGTTGATCAGGATATAATCCAACCCAAGCTCATTGCACATTGCCTTCGCTACAGTAGTCTTGCCAAGACCAGGAGTACCGGAAAAGATCATGTTTTGGATCTCACCGGACTCTACCATTTTCTGGAATGTATCTTTTAGAGCTTTGGGAAGGATTGTTTCGGATATTGTTTTGGGTCTGTATTTTTCACACCAAAGAAAATCTTTGCTCATAATATTATAATATCCTATTTTATTATTCTTCTGTTGCTGCTAGATCCTGTTGAAATGTTTCACACATTTGGATAAGCTGTACACATTGATCACGAAGTTGTCCAAGAGTAGAAAGCTCTTCGCCTTTTACTGCGCCACGTTGAACCATAGTATCAACCACGGCAACTGATGAACGACACACGCGATTTGCTAAGTCATATACCGGTGCATGCGATTCCAGTTCCAGTTGTTTATCGTCACTCATTTTATTCTCCATATTTTGATGACTTTTCCAAAGCTACCCAGTAAGTCAGACTACCATCCTTACTAGAGAATTCGGAAATAAGTTCTTTAGAAATCTTAACCTGATAATCACTATTGATCATCTTAAGATTACTGATATTTATAATAAATTTAAAGCTTTCTGTATTATACCCTCCGTCCACTAATACAGAATAGCTATTCGAAGTTGCGTTCTCGAGATCTACGACTGAGATCTTAATAGTCCCGCCATCGGGTTCAATAACCATATGATCGTGTCCAAATGCTGCAGCTGATTGCTTTAGTACAGTAAGTGTTTGTTGTGGTAAATCAAACCATACGTCTTCACTTGGTAAAACAATTGATTTCAAAGGACTGGTTAGCATCTCTGGGTCAGAGTAATAATACTTAACCATTGCCCGACCGGCATTGCCACCGATGGTCATAAAGTTTTCTTTAAACATTACATTCGGTATATCTACTAAGTTAATAACCCGCAGAAACTCTGACAGGTCATAGATACCTACTTGAGACTCGAACTGTTCAGTTACTACAGCTTCGGCTAAAACGTTTCTAGCCTCAGACATGGTAGTGATCTTGTTTCCCGGCTTAATAACAATGTTACCATTGATCTGGGAAAAGTTTGATAGTACTTTAATTGTTTCAGCACTTATTTCCATTATTTAATCCTACTAAAGTTTTTCTCTTTTGTAAACTCCAGACGGTTGGCAAATTTACCGTCTAGCATTTCACCCTTGTGGCTGATAATGAATACGTTTGTATCATCATCCAGCGTGTGTACGATCTTCATTAGATTGTCTATACCTTCATAATCCAATGAGGAATCGAACGTTTCATCCAGTATCAACAGATTAGTTGATACAGAGTTCTTCATCTTAGCAATCTGTCTCCAAGTAAATAAAAGGGATAGATCGATCCTTTGTTTTTCACCCTCAGAAAAGGAGTCATATGAGAATGAATCACGGTGGCGCGACCTAATAGTCTCGGAAAATGATTCGTCTAAGTTAAAATGAATAAAGAAATCCAGTATCTGTAAGTACCGATTAATAAACTGATTGATCACCGGCAAGTATTGCTTAATGATCTTGGTCTTAATACCAGTGTCCTTTAACATTTCTAATATAACTGTATTATACGACAAAGTTTCGTTAATGTACATCCTATTTTCGAATAAATCTGCTTTTTCTTGATTTAAATTATTTAGGTCTGTACTTGCCTTGGCTACATCACCATCATTCCCGCGTATCTTTGATATGGCAGTGGTGAGATTGTTAATCTGTCCTTGCAACCGTACGATTTCTCTATTGTTAGAAGATATAAGTGCGGTTTGGGTTCTGATCTCATTTGAGGTGTCATTAAGCCTGTCAATATTCGATTCCACAATAGTCGATTGCTCAGCGACATTGTCCAAAGCTTTTTGTATTTCGGATGCTTTAACTTTGGCGGTGGAAAGCTTCTCTTCTCGTAGGTCTGCACTAATATCTTGGGAACATGAGGGGCATGTTTCATTCTCCTCATAGAACTTCGAATCCTTGACAAGGGTGCGGATTTTTTGGTTGAACTCTGCACTGTAGTGGAGAAGCGATTGCTTTTTATTGTGGTTCTCTTTAAGCCCTTCTTCAAGACCTTCCGAGAGCTTTTCAATGGCTTCGGACGCTGTATTATTTTCGAGCTGTAAGTCTGAAATCGAGTCTTCAGCAAGGAAGATTTCATTTTCTTTTTCTTCAATCTGGTCATCGCTTAATGCTTGCACCTCCTTTATATACTTGGACTGCAGCTCTATCTTTTCCTTCTTCAGTTCCAAGTCATAATCTAATTGACGAAGCTCCTCTTTTATTAGTGAATTCTTTTCTTTTAGGATCTGATTCATTTTAGAGAAGATATTAATGTCCAGAAGATCCTCGATAACATCCCGGCGGTGTTGTGCAGGGAGCTGCATGAAAGGAACAAAGGAGGAAGAACCCAACACAACAATCTGGTGAAAGCTTTTATGATTTAGCTTCAGGATGTTTTGTTCAAGGATCTTCTGGTACTCTTTAGCATGTGACGACTGATTTAGAAGCTGATCATCTTTCCATATCTCGAACTTCTGTGGCTTAATACCACGAACGACTTTATATCTAGATCCAGCAACATCGAATCTTACTTCGACCATGCAATCTTTATTATTAATAGTGTTAACAAGCTGCGGCTTATTAATATTCCGGTGGGGTTTACCAAACAATGAAAATGCAAGAGCATCTAGCATAGTTGACTTACCAGCACCATTATGACCAACCACTAGTGTGGTCTTAAACTTATCGAAATCGATTTCGGTCCAATTATTACCCGTAGACAAAAAGTTACGGAAACGGATATTTCTAAATGTAATCATGCAATTTCCAGAGACTGTGCCTCGTTCATCAAGTTGTTCATATCAGTTTTAATACGATCTTTATCCAGTTCCGTATCTACGGTATCGACGTAGCTATTCATAAGTGATGATGTATCTTCAAGAGATATGCTTTCATCCTCAATATTGCTACCAATAAACTCGCTAAACGTTTCTTGGATCTTAAGTTCGTGTATCTTTATATTCTGTATTCTATCAACAAATCGGTCAAATGTAAACTGATTTTCTTTATTTTCTACAACTATTTTTACAAACTTTCCTTCAAGATGTGACACGTCATTGTCTAGATAGTCGTGTTTAGAGTCGTCGTAGTAGATGCGATGAAATAGAGTATGAGGATTACGGACAGGGGTAAGATCTCGTGTGTCGGTATCTAGAATATGGAAATATTTGTTGTCGTGGGCATCACTCCAAAAGAATTCCAACTGAGAGCCTAGATATGTAATATTACCCCGCTGAGACCGACAATGAAAGTGTCCGGATAGTACCATTTCGAATCGCTTGAATAGATCCGGATTCATACCGTGCTTATTCTCAAGGCCGCGCATCATTTCGAAGCCGGTAAGCTCTAAGTGACCGCCAAGAATATCTGCTTTACAGTTACCAATAAACTCTAAAGATTCCTTTTCGTTTTCAGAACAGATCCACGGCAGCAATGCCATTTTCAATCCATCATAATCCATAACGGTTGGTTTATGCACG